CCTTTTTTAGCAGCCCACTCAGCTGACTTCGGAGAACTCATTGGCCCAAGCTCAACGTAAAGATTGTGTTTTTTGGTCAAAGGAAGCATCGACCAGTCTGGGTGCGATCCAGACAACATTATCACATTGTCGCTGACATCGAACAAGTCTGAATAACTTATGCGTGGATAATAGTAGAAATTCTCTTTGGATGTGCTGCGGGAAACAAGCTCATATATCTCAGCCAACCCATCATTGTTGCAAGCAAGAAATCCCATCGGGTTGTCGGCTTGTTTAGAACGGTCTGTGGCATCTAGGACGACAGATATCTCGGCACCAAAAACAGGCTTGATGCCAGCCTTTTTGCAGTGCTTGGAGAATGCGACATGGCCCCAAGTTCCTGTGTCGCATATCCCAACAGCCTTGCCTTCAAAACACTCAACAACCTTTTGTATGGGGCCGTATGCCTTGCGGAACGAATACTCTGTGCGTGTCTTGAGGTTCAACATTTATATGTGTCCTTCCTTTGCGTACCACTCGATTATTCTGAGTGTGGCTTCAACGTCGTTGATCGACCTGTGAGCACCTGCGATCTTCTCTTCGAAGAGCTCTTCGTATATGTCGCCAAGCTTGCGCATCTTCCCCCAGACTCTCTGACCAACCTCAACTGTGCAGGTGTGCTCATAAGGCCAAGGGAAGCTGGTGACTTTGTCTAGCCGTTCAAGCTCGAATTTCAAGATCTTTCTGTCGAAGCCAAGATTGTGGGCAAACATCCGCTTGGTTCCCAAAAAGAATTCATTCAATCTGTCGAGGTGTGCGATGAATGGCTTTTGGTCTTTGAGCATGTCGTCGGTTATGCCTGTGATCTTGGTGATCTTTGGGTCGAGCAGGTGCTTGGGGTTGCAAAAGAATTCAAGGCGATCAACCTCAATGAGCTCTTCAGTAAGCTTGATCGCACCGAATTCAATGATCTTGGGCTGCATGTCAAGATCAGAACCTTCAGCCTTTGGCAGACCTGTGGTTTCTAGGTCAAATACTATTAGCATCTTTATTTATCCTAACGATGAATTTCAGGTCAACGCCTAATATGTTCTTCGTGTCGAATATGACGTAATTGTAAGAGCGTTTTCCTGCGATGACGGGATTGGTGTGGGAGTCGGTGAAAACTTCTTGCGCCACTTCGATATCACGGTTCTCGAAGAATTCTCGCCAATGCACAAGATCTTCTGCACTGCAATGCATCCCTAGGTGGCTGACTGTGTTCCTTTCTCCTCTCGAGTCAACCCAATTAGGGCCAGAGGTATAATCTAGAACCTCGAATTCTTTGCCGGAGAACAGGTCATAGTTGAAAGACAAGTCAGCTTCGTTAGTATCGCGGACACCGAAAACATTGCCAGTTGCGACAACGTGATCTTCAGACCATTCGGTTGCCCCAATCTCTGACAACAGCTTCTTTGCTGCTATGGGGTCTTTCGGGACGATTGCTATTTGTTCAATTTGAAATTTCATATCAGGCTCCATATGGAAGGATGCACCCAGTCAGGTACTTGTGGTGGTCTTTGTCTTGCAGGAGATAGGCCAAGAATTCAGCCAGTCTTTCTGGTGGAGTTTCTTCCCCTGCCAAAAGGCCATTGAGTTGATACTGCTGGGCATGATCTTTGGTCCAGCCACGAGTGGCAACCACTTGGTTGTCAATGTCATCACTCATGCCAGTGCCAGAGAGCTTGTTAGGGGCTATCCCGAAAACTGTGATGCCGTGCTTCTTGGTCAGCTCTCTGGCCAGCTGCAACGTCATGATGTGAGCCGCACCTTTGGACGCATTGTAGGCCAACGAACAAGTCATTGGCATGTGGGCTGCATTGCTCACTATGTTGACGACTGTGCCTTTGTTGTAGATCAATTTGGGCAAGCAAGCCTTGGTCATCATATAGATGCCTTTGGCGTTGGTGTCCATGACCTTGTCCCAGTCTGACTCCTCGAAGTCTTCCAGCCAGTTAATTATATTGACGCCAGCATTGTTGATCAAGATATCAATGTCTGGTATCTCAGACAGCTCTGGATGGCGGATGTCGTTTCCGTCTTTCATGTCGAAGCCATAGACCTTGTGGCCTTGACTGATCAGCTTTTCTTTCATTGCCTTGCCCAAGCCTTTGGCTGCGCCTGTGATTAGAATTCTGCTCACTTCTTTTCCTCCTTGATGAGATATTCAACCATGGCCGCATAAACGGCTGCATCATGAATTGAGTCTTTGTGTTTCAGGTTGCTGTTTGCGAACCTAGTGATCTTGACGATCATCAACTCGAACAGGTGCCAGCTGTTGTAATCGCTGACTGTGTTGAGCTGCACCCCATTGGGGAACAAGCTGATCATCACTTCTCCGACAGCCTTGTAGTTGTCGCCGTAGACTTTGTTGCGCTCTCGGAATGTCTCTGCCATCTCTTGCAGAATGTCTGCTGGGTCTTTAGGACTGCTCACCTTCGGCTCTCCCTTCTTGATATGCTGCATCGACGGATTCGTCGTGCTCGTTGGACTTTTTGAAAGCCTCCTCCAGTGACATCCGCAGGGCAGGACTCAGGTCAAAAAGCCTTGCTACTTTCTCTCTGTCGAATTCAATGTCGTTGCCAACCAGTCTGAGCTCCATCAGAAATTTCCCTCCTGAACCTGCAGGCAAGTTATGCCTTCATCCCTCCACATATCAACGCAGACTTTGCGGTCTTCCAGAGCAAACCAGATCTGCTCTTTCCAGTAGTGGATGTTGAACAATTCACGCTTCACAATATCGTCCCTGCGCTTGTCACCTGCTGGCCTCATCAACAGGTGGTCGTATGGGATGTCATTGCTGTTAAGCCAACTCATGGTCACATTCCTAAATGATTCATCCCGAGCAGTCATGATCACAATCCAAGTCCACTTAGGCAGATTGCGCACCAACTCAACAACAGCATCAATCGGCTCGTCATCCTTGCTGGCTGCATTGAATGCGTCATAATTTCCTGATTCATACAAATGGAATCTGTGGCGGCAATCAGCCAAAGTCCCATCAATGTCTACAATCACTGCACCGTCTCGAACCATTCTGGAGCCTCCTTGTTTTTCCAAGTTGCGAACCTTGCCTTGGCACCATTGTAATACTTTCGGTATGCCTCAACAGTGCATTCTGACTTGTATTCATCAGGCATGCACTGAGGTGGTTCGCGCCATATCAAACGATTGATCCACATTGGAGATATAGACAAGAATGGAGCCAGACCCATTGACTTGTGAGACTTGCCGTATCGTCTGGTGTATTCCAAGCCAAGCTGAACATACAACCCACAAGTCCACCAGTAGTGGGCAGAGCTCTCCCGCACCCAAACAGCTGATGGGTGGTTCTTGTGGGTTGACTTATACAAGCCAAACTTGTCAGCCCAATAGTTGCCATCAAGCTCTCTGTGAGCTGTAGACAAAAGCTGGGCAGTCTCGAGGATCATCTTGACGCAATGTTTGTCGCAGTGCATCTCAGCAGCCCTAACAGGACTGTGATCCAAATAAAAGATATTCATGCCATTTCCTTTCTCAGCACGGTTATTATACTTACCCTGTGCGGGGAAGTAAATCATCATTTTTAGGCCAAGGCTCTTTCTTCAACGACACCTTAATCTTTTCTTTGGATCTTGCTTTTACAGACACATCTTGAGAACTGCGCAGCTGAAGCCTGTCGTGCCTTGTCAACTCTTTTTTCTTGACAGACTTCATTTCTCGAACAATCCTTTGAATGTTTTCTTGAAGCCATTGACTATTGATAGCTCGTCTTTTTCGAAGTCTTCTGGATCCTCGAAAGCAGCATCCTCAACAACATAGTCGACTGGCATGGGTTTGTCATCAGTCAGCTTGCAAGACTCGTGATAAAGGATGTAGGTTACTTGGTGGCGTTTGAGGTTATACTTCTCAACAAGCTCTCTGACAGTCATGTGCTTTTTGGCTTCCCGAACAGCAATTATCAAGTCATCTTCATATCTATTGCTCATGGCTTATTCAGAGCCTTTCCCATTGATGGTGCTGCCCACTGAGTGGGGGTCAAGAAAGGTTCTGCCCACGGATGCACCGCAACAACAGCTTCAACCATTAGTTTGAAAACTTGTTGATATTCACCTTGGGCTCTTGGGCTGAGGCGTGACTTGGCCATCTCACTCAATGTGCGCAAGTTAAACTTGGCGACAATGTTTGTGTGGATGTTGGTTGGCAGGATGCCACGTGCATCTTCTGCGGGAACAAACTTACGGAGCTTTTGATATGCGTCGGCAATATCAGTCATTGCTTTGTCATATTCTTCCAGAGCCTCTGCATGTTGTTCAATGCGCTCTGGAACGTAATAGCTGAAGCCAAACATGTCAACTGTGCGCTGAGATTGTTGGGCGTATGAGGCTTGGCGTGTCCGAACGAACTGATGGGTGAACCCACGGCTGACGTCACGGATGTTGAATGTGTAGTCAATGAATTCCCAAGACGATCGGATTGTCTGGAGCATGTAGTCCAGCTCCTCCTGCTTCTTTGTTTCAGGCCAGTCGGCAATCTTGCCATAGGCGTCCTCATCGTCCATAAGCCTTGTGTTCTTGGTGAACAACAGCAGGTCCACAGCGTCATAGGTATAATTTACGAGTTCCACTTTCATTGATTTTCTCCTTTCTGAGAGTGCATCCATCGGGCGTAGTCAGACTTTCCCCGAATGAATTCTTCGACAACTTTGATGTCATCGACCACATCGTCCAGCAAGATCTGTCGCCATGTTGCGAACCTGCCAACTGAATAGATGTTGTGTTGGGTGGTCATTTGGAAGATGAATTCTTTCCGCAGACGCTCATCGATCGGACGGATCTTACCGTACTCTTGAGTCGATGAGGTGATGTTGGTTATCTTCCTAGGTGTAAACCCAAAGTCATCCATCAGGATGCTCATTATGTGGGGTGCTGGCTTTGAGTCTATTGGCACAGCAGCCTCACAGATCACGACATTGCCGATGACTGAAACTCTGTAGTGTGGGACTGTCGGGTCTGGGTAATAAATGGTCTGATATATATCACAATCAGGTTGATCAATGGTTGCGCGGATTGTGTATATTTTCTGCTTGGGAAACTCTGGGATCTCGTCCCAACCGACGATCTTCATCAACACTGGCATTGGTATGGTCGATATGATTGGTCCGGAAGTATTGGCAATTGAGTACTCGGACAAGTTCATGTTGTAAGATATTTCTGCACCCATTGACATGTCCCTGATCAGGTGCCATGGGGCAATGTAGCGTGATGCTGCGGAGAGGTTGTTGATGGATCGGCTCATGATTGAGCCTGTGACCTTTTGGGAATACATATTGCTCAGGGACAGGTTTGGCTCGGTGGTGATCTTGCCGTCGTACTTGATTGCCTTGGTCACGTGCACCTTCTTGAAAGGTATGCCGCAAGCTGCACCAGCCTTGTCGCTGCGGAAGCGCAACAGTGCACCATGGTTGTTGGGCAGGGAGCCTTGGGCCTCAAACACAGTTGGGCTCATCCCCCTCAACATATTAGCTGCTAGCAAACCTGCCAGACCTGCTCCATAAATAGCTACCATTATTCCTCCAACATTTTTCTCAGTTTGCGTTCGGCTCTCTTCGCCGCTGCATGGGTTGTTATTGCCTGTGGCACGGATTGTTCAATCGGGAATATACAGGCATTAAGCGAAGCGAGCAAGATAAGAATTTCTTGCTCGTTGAGTTTTGGCTTATAGCAATCTTTGCAGGTCATATCAGCTCGATGCGTCCTTTTTTAATGTCATGGGCAACATCTTCTCTGACGCCACCTTTGTTGCTCCAGCCAGCAGCGTTGGCAACCAGATCTTCGTAGCTGCCACCAGAGATGTAAAGGCTATATGTCTTGTGGGCACGAGTGCCTTCCTTGCGAGGATTGTCAAGCTCAATCACGCGGATTGTCTTGCCAGCGAATGCACCACGAGCCTTGGTTGGCATTGGTGGGGTGATGTCGGTGGTTGTGACGACAATCTCGGAGAGAGCACCTTTGATGGCTGGCGCTGACTTGTCTGCGGGGAGACCGAGTGGTGTCATTCCTGGGAG